CTTAAACTCTGTACACCCACATGTACGTTATACTACAGAGTCAGGCTACATAGCAGGGGCATACTACAACAGTGAGAGTAATATCTCTTTGTATTATGGTAAGCAGTATGGTAATCTAGAACTAGCACTTGTAACAGGTTATGCTGATATTCCTGTGCTACCTTACGCCAGATACAAGTATGACGGCTTCTTTGTAGCACCTGCTGTATATGAAGACAAAGGTATAGGTGCTGTATTAGGCTATGAGATAGGATTTTAACTTATGGGCTTCTTAGGTATCGTAATCGCATGTGCTTCGACTGACATCGCTAGCTGTGGTATCACTTCAAGTTCTTTCTTGTTCCCTGATCTTGAGATGTGCCAGTATCAAGCTGACAATATTGCTAAGTCGTACTCTACAAATGGCATGTATGCATTCTGGCATTGTGCTCAAGTTGACGAAGAAGAACAAGGGGAGATGCTGTAATGGCTAAAGTGCCTATGTTTAAACCCTGCAAGGGTTGCCCTACACCTGCTGCCTGCAAAAAGGCTGGCAAGTGTCTAGCTAAAGGTAAGAAGTGATGCCTCTAACTAAGAAGGGTCAGAAGATCAAAGAAGCAATGAAGAAAGAGTATGGCTCTAAGAAGGGCGAAGCTATCTTCTATGCAGCAGAAAACAAAGGTAGCATCAAAGGTGTTACCAAGAAGAAAGCTAAGAAGAAATGACACTGGTATCGCAGGGCAAGAATGCACGGACTCGTAGCTACTGGGCTGATGTAAAGCTTGATAGCACTCTGTATGATCTCTACACTTGCCCTGCTAACTGCCGTGCTGAAGTGTCTATGCTTCACGTAGTTAATGCTAATGGCAACACTAGTGTGTATCTGTATTGGGATATTCCTGCTGAGAATGTTCCACCTGCACTGCAAGCTACTTACCCGACAGGCTACAAGTCTAACATCATCGGTGGTAAGAACATGGCGTCTGGTGAATACGTATTGCTTACTGGTGCAGTTCTTGTGCTTCAACCTGGTGACAAGATTCAAGTTAAGTCTGTAGGTGCCAACCCTCCTCACGTAGATGCTCTGTGCACTGTGACTGAGACGTTTGTTCCTGTAGGCTAAGCATAGCGGGTATGCTATAATGTAACTGGTAGGTCATAAGCTCTTACGTATAACTATGTGTGCTGCAATGCAGCGTAGCATATAGGAGATACAGATGCTTAAGACCTTCTTTAACAAACTCATGAAGATGCAAGAACAACGTGCTGCTTACTTCGTTCTTCAGACTATGACTGATAAGCAGCTTAAAGACATTGGCGTTACTCGTGGTGAGCTTCGTCAAGTAGTAAAAGGAAAGTGACTATGGCACGTAACCTGACAGAGAATCAACAGAAGTTCCTTGAAGTTCTCTTCGATGAGGCTGGGGGCGATGTTGTGCTTGCTAAGAAGCTGGCAGGTTACAGTGAGAACACTCCGACACGGCTTATCGTTGAAGCCCTTAAGGATGAGATCGCAGATGCGACCCGCACCTACTTTGCACGTATTGCACCTAAAGCTGCTATGGCTATGACTGGTGCTCTTTCTGATCCGACTGAGCTTGGCATCAAAGAGAAGATGACTGCAGCAAAAGACTTGCTTGATCGTGCAGGTCTTGGTAAAGTAGAGAAGATGGAAGTTTCTGGTTCTGGCGGTATCTTCTACCTACCTCCTAAAGAAGGCAACAACGAGTAAGCTGTGGCAGGATACGACTACGATAGAGACTTAGGATTCTGGGAACTACCCAAGCCTAAGAAGGGTAAGGAAAGAGAGTGGCACGTTATAGCTAGAGTTTCAAAGCTAGCTGTTCCTTTTGGCTACCGCATCCACCCTGACAATGACAAACTCTATGAACCTATCCCTGATGAGCTTGAAGCGTTAGAACTAGCGAAACAACACTTAAGACAATACAGCTACAAGAATGTTGCTGCTTGGTTGACTAAACAAACAGGTAGACAGATAACAGAAGCTGGATTAAGGAAAAGAGTAGAAGTTGAGCGAAGACGTAAGAAAGCATCTGCTATTAAACGCAGACTCGCCAAGCGGCTCGAAGAAACCCTTGCGGAGATTGAGCGGCTCGAAAAAGGCGGGGTCGGGGCATACTCGGAAGTCCAACAAGAAGAGTGAGCAAGTAGAAACTGTCGCTACTCCCACAGTTCCTGCTCAAGCGATGGCTGCTGAGTTTAACGTGGAAGAAGCACAGGACATTGTGTTCAAACCAAACCCCGGCCCCCAGACGCAGTTCTTATCTGCATCGGAAAGGGAAGTGTTGTATGGTGGTGCAGCAGGTGGTGGTAAATCCTACGCTATGCTTGCAGACCCTCTTCATGGTTTGAACAACCCTAACTTCTCTGGGTTGCTTGTGCGTCACACTACGGAGGAACTACGTGAACTGATCCAGAAGAGCCAAGAGTTATACCCTCGTGCTATTCCGGGTATTAAGTGGTCAGAACGTAAGTCCTCATGGATTACACCTCGTGGTGGTCGCTTGTGGATGTCCTACCTAGATAAGGATATGGACGTTACACGATACCAAGGTCAGGCGTTTAACTGGATTGGCTTTGACGAACTTACGCAGTGGCCTACACCTTTTGCTTGGGACTACATGCGTTCACGTCTACGTAGTGCACATAGTAGTGAGTTAGGTTTGTATATGAGAGCTACCACTAACCCTGGTGGCGCTGGG